TTCTTATCTGCCTTCTTCATATCCCTGGCTTTTTTATCAAGCTGGTAAAAATGACCGTCCATTCCTTCTGCTGTTGATTCTATTGCAATAAATTGTCCTGTGTGTACAGTGTTTAAAGCACCTGTCCTGATCTCTTTGGCTTTCTCTGGATACTTAGCACATAGCTTGCCGTATTCGCTTATTAAGAGATATTGTAATGTTGCTGATCTCAATGAAGTACCAACCCTTATAGCTGAGTTATTGCTGAATTTAAGCTCTCTTGTTGAGTCTGTACTTGCTTTTCTGAGTTGTTTTATTGTGTGCTATTATACCAGCCCTTATATTAGATTTGAACAAACAAGCATCTAAAAAGAATATGCAAAAGAATGTTGTTATACCATGCTGTCTTGCCTTAAGGATTTCGTTAAGATACCAAAGATTTTTAAATAGATAAGTTTGAACCTCTCTGTTCTCAGGTTTAAACTTAATCTTTTTACCTGTCTCGTCAATGATGTAGTATAGGTTGTTAAGCCTCCACCATCTGTCAGACAATCTTTTATCTTTTATCTTCATCTGGTATAATACCTGCGTCCTCTTCTGCTTGGTCTAAAGCTTGGCTTAAATTTAACGTTCCAGTTAGTTTTGTATCAATCTCTTGCTTATCAATCCAACCCATATTTTTTAATGCAAAAATAGCTCCTGCCACATTGCCTGTGTGGAGTTGTTCTTCATACTCACATTCTATAAACAGCCTTGCTCTTTTTATTGTGTAAGAGAATTTGGCGACCTTCTCATAGTCGTAAAAGCTTTGTCTTGAACAGAAGCCAAGATAAATAGCAAGCCCTGTGATTGTTGGTATTGGTATCTTGATAACCTGCTGATTATCTTTCTTACCTATAATCACAGTCTTTTTTTTAACACCTTTTTTGAAATACTTATCTATTTCTTTTTCAAGAGTTCTGACTGTTTTGAACTTAGGCGGTTGCCCTGCTGTTTTGTTGGTCATCTTGCACCAACTATAACTAATTGTTTTGGAATGGATGGAACAGGAATAGGCTTAATGTTTTTAGCACCAAGCCTTTTAGAGTTTGAACTGTTATTATCTGCCATATAAACTCCTATATAATGTCTATATGGTCTTATATTCTTTCTTCTAAGTCAAGTGGGTTATAAAAGTTATTTATACCTCCTCTGGCATATAATAATCAATATTGCAAACAGGAATCAACATAAAAGAAGGCTTACCGCCATAAAGTTTAATATGGCTTGGTTCTTCTTCCTCAATATAATCCGTAAATCTCTTATGTGTTTGTAGATTAACATTGCCTGATTTAATACCACCTGATTTTAAAAAAACCTTTACCTTAACGCTTTCCACTTTTTAACCTCCTATCAATCCTTTTATCATTTACCCAAAAAATAATTGAAACAATGCCAGCGCCAAGAATAAAAGCAATAAGGATCTGATACCAGAATGAAACTTTATCCATGCAGCAAAGCTCAAGTCCGTTCATGTAAATTAAGTCATACATTTTTTACCTCCTGTTAATCATCCCAATTATTGAAAATCCATGTCCCGATTAATACAAGGAAAATAATCCAAGCACAAATTGATGCTACAACAAAACCTGGCATTTTTGTGTAAACCCAAAGCCAACAACTATTAGTGATAATTTGTGTTAAAAATATAAAAAATATTATCTTTGCCATACTATCTCCTTTTTAAAGCATCCTCATGAGCCTTATATGGTGAATAGAAATCGCCTCTTTCCAACAATGCTTTATTTATATTAGCTGCGCTCCCACTATCCGCCAAAGCTGCAAAATTAAACTCCGTAGGCTCAACTCCAACTCTTATATGGTTTCCCTTAATTAAAATATGAGTCGGTTTGCCAGGTTTAATTCTTATTCTGTTTTCTTCTGCTTTTATGTGCATTATTTTTCTCCTGCTTGGTGCTTAGCTACTGCAAAGCCTTTATCGTACCCTCTTGCGTAATCCTTGTTATTTTCTTGTTTTTGTTCTGCTCTGGTGTTCCATTGTTCTATATCAATCTCTTTTATTCTGTTCTCTAAGATGGCAAACTCCATAGAGTTATGACTCATCTCTCTACCATCATTAAATATTTCAGCTTCAATCCATTCTTCAAATTCTTCTTCATTTTCCTCTTCATCTTTTGCTACTAAAAAACTTACTTTATAAAACGTTTTATCACTCATTGTCTTTGTCCTCGTGTATGTTTCCGATTATTTCGATCTGGCAATTTGATATTTCCTCTTTGCAAAGAGCAGGTGACAGTTCTTCTTCATTAATAAAAAAACTTCCATTATTAAATTCAATTATCCCATTTCCTGAACTATAACAATAATCCCCTATATAGTGCTTAGAATATTTAACTTTATCTCCTTCAAATATTTTCTTGCCATTTTTATCTTTGAGTCCTGTGTATTGTTCTATGTCTGCAACAGCAGGAGAGTAGCCACCGTATTCATCCATGCTTTGTTCAAGCAATACTACTTTGCCCCTCTCGATTGTAAGGACATATTCATCGCTCTCATACTCCCCTGTAATCATTTCTTGTGACGCTTCTGCCCACGCTCTAAATTCTATCTCTCTCATCTAATCCTCCTTTAACCACGGTTTTAATTGTCTATTAAGTCCATCTATTATTTCCTCATACTCATCACAGCCTTTTTTGTAGCCTTCCATTACTTCTTTATAGGCTTTATTTTCGGCTTCAAGCTTTTCTATTAAGTCAGCAGCTTGATTATATATTGAATGCCTTTGTATTTTATCTAACTCGTCTTCATCCCATAAATCAATAGGCATTCTTAAAAGTCCAAATAGTATTGTTTTGCCCATACAACCTCCTATTTAGTTCTATTTATTTGGTTATTATTCAATACCGCTACACTCTTGTAGATGTATATCACAAACCCCATTACGATTAGAACCACATATTTTCTTATTTATAGAACATTTATAATTATGCTTTGTTTCTATCTTAAAACATTTATTTTCTTTCTCCAAACTCCTCACCAATTCTTTGAGCTGCCTGTTGCTTTCTTCTAATCCGTTAATGTATTGAAGTTGTCTTGTTGTTCCAAGGCTTAAAAAGTCTGATTTATTCATGAATATCACCTTTTCTGCTTAATTTTGATTCTAAACTATAAAGATTAATTAGCGTTTTTATGCCGAACTTACGTCTTATTGTTACCCATCCTTTACCAGTTAATTCTGCTGTTGAATTTTTCTCTAACTGCCCTTTCCTAATCTCACTCCTTACGCTTCTTAATAAACAAAGTCTCTCTTTATTATCAATCTCTATTCTCATCACATATCCTTTACATAAAAGTATTGTGTTTTATTAAAAATTAATCCGAATACCCACCATAATGCTTAAATTTTAATTCCATCATGCCTATTTCTCCTATCTCCCTAAACCTTATTTTTTGTATATAGACTTCCGTTCTCCCCGATTCAAAGTTTCTATGGATACAAATACCGTTGTCTGCTTTATTTCTCCATTGCGCTCCACCTGATATTTCGTACATAGTAGGTGGATCATGATCTCCATCGTCATTTTTTCTAAGCTTTGTAGGATGAGCAACAACCCAAATATGCAAGCCGTTTAATCTTGCGAATCTTCTTATTTTAGTAAGACTCCTTGAAATATATTGATCTTCTCTCTCTCCAGATTTTTGGCTATGTTCAATTTCATTCCACGGATCTATAATTAGACCTTGTATCCCATGTTGTAGACAAAGAATTCTTGCATATTTCAATATTACCTCAACTGTTATTAAGTCGTCTTTAGGCACTATAAATTTAAACCTATCTTTTAAAAACTTCATACCTGTTCTTATTTCATCTTTTGTCATACGTTCACCAAACTTAGATGCAAAAAATGATTTCACAGTAATTTTTTCAAGTAGTGTTTTTAAATGCCTTTCAACAGGATGGTTCTCAGGGCTGAAAACTCCGATTCTCCATTTATATCTAAGAGCTAAGTTTACACACAAATCATCAATAACGTTACTTTTACCACTACCAGGGATTCCAGTAACTATGGTCATTTCTCCTGTTCTGACTGTATATAAGCTATCAAGCTTTCCCCATCCAGTAGACAACCCCTTCTCAACTCCATTTTCATAATCATGTAATAGTTGATTTAAGCAAGTCATTGGATTTACAATTCCATCAACAGGGAAAGGTTCGGCTTTTAATAAAACAGATTCAACTTTTGTTTTACCGTGCTTTACAAGAACATCGTTTATATCTTTACAATCGTTAGGGTAAGAAACAGTATAGCATTTTTCATAGCCTATTCTGCGACCAAGCTCTTTTTTAAGCTTTTCTCCAGGCTCATCTGTATCTCCTGCTATGATTATTTTATCAAACTTATCAAAAAGTGTTTCAGTTCCTTTTAGAAAATCAAATTTAGATGTATAGTTTTTAGTATTTGCAGGAGGCGCTCCGTCTGGTATGCTTGTAGCCTCAAACCCAATAGTTAACACTGACAACGCATCTATTTCACCCTCAGTAATAACAAGAGTTTTTTTAATAGTCTGACTTATCTTATCAAGCCTATATAAACACTTTTTAGCATCTTTAGCTTGCCTAAAATCTTTTATTGCTGTTCTATATTTAATGTTTACAACCACTGAATTATAATAATATGGAAATTTAATCCAACCCTTACCGCCTGAATTTTCAAAGCCTATGTTTTCTTGTTTTAGGATACTTTCAGGTATGCCTCTTTTATTAAAGTAATCAAGCACGTTTTCTGGGAGTATCGGCTTTTCATATGGAATAACTTTATATTGTTTTTCCTTAAGACTTCCTGTCCAACCACAATGCTTGCAGTTCCATACTCCTTCAAGGGTGTTAACTGATAAACATTTTTCTTTTGATTTCTTTCTGCCAGCAGAGCATTGAGGACATAAAGACCTAACTTGATCCCCTGAACCTGTTATATTTATTCCGTAATCTGTAAAAGTCATTACATTGCCTTCCAATAATCTGGTCTGTCTGATATGATTTCTATTTCATCTTCCCATCTTCTTTGATTTAACCAAGTAGCTGGGTATGGAATGAAATCTTTATCTTGCCATTGTTTTATTTTTTTATGTTCCGCAACCGATTTTAATATTCCTGTTAAAGTAGGCTTTGGGTCTTTTATTTTTTGGTAAGATTTAAAAGCAGCACCTTTGCCTTGCTTTTTCGGGTACTCTCCCCAAAATTTCAAAAAGTTTGTGGTATATATATCTTCTTCTTGTTCTTCTTGTAATTCTTTACCATTCTTGTATATATTGTTACCCCTACTTTTCCTTCGTGGTTCTTTCGTTGATCCTTCGTCGTTGCCTTCGTAGTTTTTGGGGTCTTGGTATTGTGAATAATTACAAATAGTTATCACAATACCATGTGTTGCCTTCGCCGTTGCCGTCATGTTTCCTTCGCAAAGCCTTCGTAGAGCCTTCGTAAGTTGAGGTTTAGAATACACCATTTTCCTATATCCTACATGCCAAGAAAGATCTTCCTGAATATCTGAAAACCTAAAAAACTTCTGACCTTCAAGTAAGCCATTATAAGGCTTATGGTTTACTTTCCTTAACAAATAAAACCATAACTCTCTTGTAACAGGTGACATTTTAGAGGCCTTTGAATCATCAAAAATCCTTGGTTGTAAAATATACCCACCTTTTATTTTAGGCATTTATTTACCAACTTTAATAATAAGTTTATCTATTAATCTTGATGTGAAGTTATTATATGGCAGAAGTGTGAAGATATTTTCTACAACAAATAATAACACCCTATAAATAAACTTCATTCTTAAACCTCACTTGACAACAACTTCTCTATTTTCTCAACTGTCTTTTTAGCAGGAGTCTTTGTGATGCCTCTTTCGATTAATTGGTAAGTCATTAAACTTATACCAACTGTTTTTGCAATATCAGCCTGTGTTAAATTTCTTTTTTTTCTTTCTTTTAAATAATTCATTTATTAATCCTTTTAAAGTTAAATTTAATTCTTATTGGATAAGCTGTTTTTGTGAGAGACACTAAATATTGCCTTTTAGGTGCTATAAACTTTTCTATCGATCTCTCCATTAAATACATCATTTCTTCGTGGTCTGTAATAATACCATCAAACTTAGCTATATAATTAAGAGTCTTAACTGTTTGTATTTCCTTTTCCGTCAATGTTTTATTGTCCATATAAATATTCCTTTTTATAAAATTATCATTAACTCTAAACACAGTATAAGCCTATGTTTCAAAAAAAGCAAGGATTCTTTTTATGTTTTTTATGTTTTTTCTCTTGACTTTTCTCAAGCCTTACTCTAATATGGAGTTATGAGTAAAACAAGAAAACACAAAAAGCGTTGGGAATTAAAACAAGAAACAGAAGATTGGTTTTGCCTCGACAGATATTTTGAAATTAACACCCCCTCTAAATCATTTAAAAATACATATAGAAAATCACATAAGGCAAAAATAAAGCAAGCCATTAAAAATAAAGCTTTTAATAATATACCAACTTTTAAGAACTGCCACAAAGAGAATTGGTATCTTGAATGGTAATAAACCAAAAACATTATAACTAAGATTAAAATATTAATTAAAGGAGATGAGGATGAAAATAGTTAAAGGCTGGAAAAACACAGATAAAAACTTAATGTGCAGAGATTTTCAATTTAAAGTAGGGAAAAAATATCACCAAGAAAGAGATATAAAACTTTGTGGTAATGGTTTTCATTTTCACGAAAACAGATTTGATATTTTCCAGTATTATAAAAAAGATGATTCTTTAGTTGTAGAAATAGAAGCCTCTGGAAAGGTTATTACTGGAGATGATAAGTCTGTTTGCTCTGATATTAAAATTATAAAAATCCTAACGGATGACGAGGTTAACGAGCTTTGTAATTTAGTCAGCAACACAGGGTTGCATAACACTGGAGACAGTAACACTGGAGACAGTAACGCTGGAGACTGGAACACTGGAAACAGTAACACTGGAGACTGGAACACTGGAAACAGTAACACTGGATACAGTAACGCTGGAGACTGGAACACTGGAAACAGTAACACTGGAGACTGGAACACTGGATACAGTAACACTGGATACAGTAACACTGGAAACAGTAACACTGGAGACTGGAACACTGGATACAGTAACACTGGATACAGTAACACTGGAGACTGGAACACATCTGATTATAATACAGGCTATTTTAATACAAAAGAAATAAAAACTATAAATGTATTTAATAAACCTTGTGATAAGAAAATGTGGGATAAAGCCATTAAGCCGACTTTTATTTATTTTAATTTAACTTTTTGGATTCCAGATTCGGAAATGACCAAGCAAGAAAAGATAGACCATAAATCTTTTCATTGTCAAAAAGGATTCCTTAAGGGGTTATCATATAAAGAAGCTTGGCAGAAAGCATGGGATAATAAACAAGAGGGTGATGTAGAGAAGCTTGAAGCACTGCCTAATTTTGATTGGAAAGTTTTCACGGAAATATCAGGGATAGAGAAGCCTTAAAAAGGGAGTATAAAATGAAACTATCACCAGAAACACTAAAAGCCATAGAAGCTGATATACAAAAAGAGGTTGATCAGCAGATTAAGGATTATCCTATCTATGTTGTTATTGATGGACAGGAAATGGATATTGAGAGCATAGATAAATCTGGAGGGGAGATTACTATTTATCTTGGGCATCCTCTTTTTTGTGGTGGAAGAAATCAGTATTTTAAATTAGTAGAAACGGATGAATTTCAGGAGGAATAATATGACAAAAGAAATAGTTAAAACAGAAACAACAATAGTAAAATCACCAGTTGAAATTATGACACAAGCTCTTTCAAGTGGTTTAGAGGTGGATAAGCTTGAAAAAATGCTTGAATTGCAAGAAAGATATGAAAAAAATGAAGCTAAAAAGGCTTATACAGAGGCAATGGCAAACTTTAAAGCCAACCCTCCAAAAATATTAAAAGATATGAATGTAAGCTTTAACCAAACAAGCTATAACCATGCGAGCCTTGGGAATGTTACACAAAGTATAAATCAGGCGCTTGCAGAGCATGGTTTTTCTTCATCTTGGAAGACAAATCAAGAAAACAATATAACAGTCATTTGTTCTATAACCCATAAGGCAGGGCATAGCGAATCAACTTCATTATCTGCCCCACCTGATGTTTCCGGTAAAAAGAATAACATACAGGCAATAGGCTCAACTGTAACATATCTTCAAAGGTACACGCTGCTTGCACTTACAGGTCTTGCAACGCATGAAGATGATGATGCACAGAAAGCAGGGTTAGAATTTATTACGCCCAAACAGGTTAAAACTATAACAGATATGATTAATTCAAAAGGCATTGATGTTAATGAGGTTTTACAATTTGCTGAATGCGAAACAATAGACACAATACCAGGTAACAAATACAAACCGTTAATCTCAAAACTGAAAATGCCAGTGGTGAAAAAATGATAGTTATAGAAAGGTCGTTTGCCCAGGGATCTCCAGAATGGCACTCTGCTTTACTTGGAAATATGGGAGCCACTGGATTAAAAAAGATAATAACCTCAAAAGGTGAACGGTCAGAAAGTCGTGAAAAATATTTATGGGAGCTTGCAGAAGAACATCTTTCAGGAGAACGTGTTTCTAATTTCCAAACTTACTGGACTAAAAGAGGATTAAGACTTGAGCCAGAAGCGAGAGAGGTATTTGAAGGTATAACAGGCTATAAGGTTGAAGAAGTTGCCATGATATACCCTGATGAGAAAAAAGAGACACATATTTCTCCAGACGGCATCATGGAGGATATTAAAAAAGGGCTTGAAATTAAATGCTTAAGTCTTGAAGTTTTTGATAAATACAAATCAAAAGGAGTTTTGCCAACTGAATTTAGATTGCAGATACAAGGCTCTCTTGCTGTAACTTCGTGGGATTCTTGGTATTTTTTCTTATACTACCCTGAATTAACTCCAATGTTGCTTGAAATAGAGAGAGACGAGCCTTTTATTAAATTAATAAAAGCTGAAACAAATATATTCTTAAGAGACTTAAAAACTTTAATAGAGAGATTAAAAAAATAATGTCAAAAAGAAAATATAAACAAGGGCATACTATATTATCCCTGCATGACTTCATTGCATGTCTTAGGCGTGATAGGTTTGTTTATTGTAGGAATAAGATTTATCACGAAGGCTGGGTTTTAAGTTGGCAGTTTAGATATGTTGTGAATGCTATTAATGATGGATATATTAACCGAGCGATAAAAATTAAGGAGAAACGAAATGACTAAAGACCTAATATCAATTACAATTACACCAAAAGAAGTATTTGTGCCAGGAGGATTAAAACCAGTTCTCGCAGCAGTAGATTTAAAAATTAAAGAGTTCAAAAAAGAGAACGCCCTTGATATGCAAAAGAGGGCAGACAGGGATATATTACGGTCTTTTAGTGCTCAGATTCCACGTTCTAAAACATTCGTGGATGATAAAAGAAAAGTTTTTGTTAAAGATAAGAAAGCAGAATTGAAGGTTATTGACCAAGAGTGTAAAAGTTTTCGGGATGCAATGGATCAGAAAAAGGTTGAAGTACGCAAGCCTTTAACGGATTGGGAAGATGCAGAAAAAGAACGAATTGAAAAAGAAAGGCAAGCTGAAATAGCTAAAATTGAAGAAGAAGAAAGATTGAAGATAAAAGAGCTTGAAGATAGAGAAAAAGCCATTGCTGAAAAAGAAGCAGAAATAAAAAGACAGGAAGAAGAGAAACGGCAAAAAGAAGAGGCTGACAGGCACGCAAAAGAACAGGTCGAACGTGACGAGAGATTAAAAAAGGAAGCTGCTGAAAATGCAAAGCTTGAAGCAGAAGAAAAAATCAAAGCTGAAAAAGAACGTGCTGACAGGCTTGAAAGAGAAGCAGAGAAAGCCAAAGAGAAAGCCAAGAGAGAGAAAATAGAAGCCGAAGAACAGGCAAAGATTGAAAAAGAACAAGCAATTCAAAAAGCTAAAGACGACGCAGAGGCAAAAGCAAAGGCTGAAAAGGAAGCAGAAGAAAAAAAACAAGCTGATATAAAAGCAATTGAAGAAAGAAAAGCTGCAAATCTAAATCATCAAAGAAGGATCAACAGAGAAGCCATTGAGGATTTAATGACTATTGTGGATGAAGAGCATGGGAAAGAACTCATAAAAGCTCTTGTTAATAGCCAGATTAGGCACATAACGATTAATTATTAATAGAAGCGTTAACAGAGTTGGTTGAAAGGTTGAAAGGAGAGTGAAAATGTCAACAAAAATTAAAATGGTTACAATCGTATGCAACCAAGGTGTAAACAGGTTTATCACAGGTGAAAAATATAACGGTCTACTCCTTGACAGTATAACGGATAATTGCATAGAGTATGAAAATGCGTTTATCCCAATGTATATAGGGTATACAGCAAACAAAGAGAGGGTTTTTGAGGCTATTAATACTCCTATGGAAATTCAATATGAGGCAGAATCATGCAAACCACGATAGAACTAACAATAAAACTCCCCATAACATTCAACATCCTAAAAGGTCAGCCTGAGACAAGAGATAATCCAGGGTATGAGGCTGAGATAATTGATGTTGACTTTGAAAGTCTTGATGCTTCTCGCGCTGCTGCTGCTGCTATAAAAGAGGATAGCGAGAATGTTGATGCTCAGATATGGGAGTATGTTGAAGGGGAGAGAGAATGAAAGCAATAATAACTTTTTTAAAAAAACAAGGCCTCCCTCTAAAGGTAGAGCTTAAAGAGAAAAAGCACACACTGAAACTACTTTACTTGTTATTCGTTGATGAAAACAACATGGTCAACACTATTGATTTGTATAGGAAATATCGGGCTGGATGTCGTGGTGTTTTTGGCTTTGATCTTCCGAAGCAAAGACCTATGAAGAAAATAAACCCTATCGAAATACAGCAGGAGTTATTTTAAGGAGCAATTAAATGATATTCATAAAAGAAAACGGCTTAATAAAAGATAAAGGAGCAATGGAATGGATAATTTTCTAACATTTTTATATGACAAATTTTTTATTGCAGTAAAACAAGAAAAAAAACACATGGAGATTCATGATTTTGATAGTGACAACTCTGCGATTAGAAATGATGAAAAAATTAGTCAGGCGAGAGAGACTGTAAAATTAATGACACAGATTATTGAGAAATACAGCGAGGCAAAATGATTCAAATAGCTCTCCAACTCAAAAACAAATCCCTTGTGCCGTTCTCAAAAGAAGACGCAGAAAAGCTAAAGGAGTTTAAGCCCAATCAGATATTAAGGGCTAAGGTATCAGGAACATCCAAAACTCGATCTGTCATCCAATTACGCTTATTCTTTGCCTGCGGTAGAACTATTCTTGACAACACCGAAGAATGGGAGCATGTCGACCAGGTTAAAAACTATGTAAAAGTTAAGCTTGATTTTGTTGATATGCAGAAAACTATTGTTATTGGTAAAA